AGACCGGTGTATCATGCGACGATGAGGTATATTTATACCCTTCCTCACATGTCGGAGTTCGGGGAGAAGGTAGCGGTGCATCTGGATAATTTGGGGATCCGTTTGGATCCTTCGATTATCTGGAATGCGATTCCGTTTACCTTCTTAGTCGACTGGGTAGTCGACGTCTCGTCGTTCCTGCGTTCATTCGCAAGGGACAACTTCCCCATTACAACAACAGTCCGCGACTTTTGTCATTCATTGACTTGGTCGCGGCTATGTGGAGTAGATATCGTTCCGAAAAATCGGCCTTTTAAAAGTCCGAGACCGGTGCCACTTCCAGTGACATCGATCAACGTAGCGAGAAACTACTACACATATTACAGTAGGGTAAAGGCTTCACCTAACCTTCACTCTGCGACGATCCGGGGCCCGAAGTTGAGGCAGGCTGCCCTTGCGGGTAGTTTGCTCTTAAATAAGGGCCGCCGGATTTATCGGCGCGACTGAAGGTTCGCCTTCGGTCGTCTATCGGCTATCAGCCGGTATCACCATAACAAATAACCAAATAGAAAGGCTATCTGCCATGCTAACAAACGATCTGACGGTAACCGATAACGGTTCGGGCACTAAGCCCGGCAGTGTCGGGGCGCTTACTTATGCGCTCCGGGGCACTGACCTGAAAGGAAGTACCCGCTCAGTGGCTGCGGTGGCTGCTACCACCCCGAAAATCCTGACGATTCAACATCAGGACACCGGGACTGGTTTCAACCAGCGCCTTCGGTCAGTCGTCAAGCATTCTTATAAGAAGCTTGACTCTGACCTTGCCGATACCGGAGGTGTTACACCTTCCAGTTCGGTCCACATTGTGATCGACCGCCCTGTTAATTCAGGGGGGGCGATCACGACGGCGGTGCTCAAGGAACAAATCGGGGCTGTTCTCGACGTCATTATGGCGGCGGGGCAACTCGATAAGATCTTGAACCAGGAGATTTGATTCTCCCTGCTTCGGTCTAACTGGGACGGCCGCCTAATCAGCGGACATACCAATACAACCGAAGCTGCTTCCTTCCACAACCAGACGATCTGGGTTGAGTGGCTAGATGGCTAGGAGGTATACCCTATATGGGACACCATAATAGCCTAGGTCCGGATAGGTTTTCCTATCTTGACCTTTTCTTGACTAGCTACTCAGAAGTGGCTAGTGCATCTGCTCTCACCAAAGTTGAAGTTGAACGCGACATCGCAACAGTGCGACGTCGCTTTTCAGCTGAGGGAATGTCCTTCTTTACGAAGACGCTCCCTCGCCTTGGAAAAGCCGTTGACATGGCTTTATCTCAAGGTGCCGGCCTTCAATGCTCGGGATTCTCACGAATTCCAGGCACACAGCTCCCCAAATTCCTTGGGTGGCTGGTAAGGCAGGTGTTCAACGATGATGGGACCGAACGTTGTGAAACGTCCGAACCCTATACGCTGAGTAAGCGTATAGTAGCACTAGGTCAGTTGCGTCAACTCTGCTACTTGTTTTACAAGTTGGAGTTGCCATATACTGAGGACCAGGAGCAAACTGTTATCAAACAGTTTGTTACAACTGATAGATATACCAGCGATGGTCTCTATCAGTCGTGTGAGGTCTGGAATGACGCTGTGTATCTGATTCATCAGGTACTCGGCGACGAACCCGATCTCGGTGCATTAGCACCTCGTCACGGGCCTGGCGCTGTCGCAACAGGTGAAAAGCCTCACGAAAAGATCTACTTCCGTAGATACTATCGTGCGTTAGATGAGGTATTCTCTTATGAGAGATACTTCTTCTACAATGCAAATCACTTTAGCGACTCGCTTAGCCAATTCCACTCTTGGGAAACTTTGGAGGCGGGTACAGCGAAAGTTGTACTCGTACCAAAGGACTCACGTGGCCCTCGGTTAATATCTTGTGAACCCCTAGAGTATCAGTGGATTCAACAAGGCTTAATGGACCTTCTTAATAAGAAGGTCCAAGAACATCCGCTTACACGCGGTCGCATTGGGTTTCGCGACCAAAGTGTAAATCGGCGTCTTGCCTTGATTGGATCCGTTGATGGCTCCTGGGTAACACTTGATATGAAGGAAGCGAGTGACCGTGTTATGCTTCGCCACGTCGAAGCCTCTTTTCCACATATGTGGTTTAAGGCTCTTCGTGCGTCGCGTACCACGGCGACCCTCCTTCCGGATGGAACCGTATTCCCTTTGAGGAAATTCGCCCCGATGGGTTCAGCAGTATGCTTTCCCGTCGAAGCGCTCCTCTTCTGGGCTCTTACGGCCGCAGCTATCAAGAATGCTAACACAGGTTACTGCAGCCTTGAACAAGCTGCACGATCTGTCTACGTATTCGGTGACGACCTCATAGTCAGGCACAAAGACCACGTGCCTGTTCTACGGACGCTTCCTCGCTTTGGACTTCAGTTCAATGCGGGGAAGTGCTGCATCGCAGGAAACTTTCGAGAATCCTGCGGGTGCGACGCCTATCATGGCGTCGATGTCACACCGCTCAAGATAAAGAGCGTGTGGGATCGTCACTTAACCAACACGAGCCATGCTTCATGGGTCGAGTATCATAACTCGCTCATAAGGCGTGGCTATTTCGCTA